AAAGGACTTAACGGTTGCTAAAGATGCGACCGTTGCTAAGGACTTAACGGTTGCTAAGGATGCCACTGTTGCAAAGGACTTAACGGTTGCAAAGGATGCGACCGTTGCTAAAGATGCGACCGTTGCAAAAGACTTAACGGTTGCTAAGGATGCGACCGTTGCAAAGGATGACACGGTTGCTAAGGACTTAACGGTTGCTAAGGATGCCACGGTTGCTAAAGATGCGACCGTTGCAAAGGATGACACGGTTGCTAAGGATGACACGGTTGCAAAGGACTTAACGGTTGCAAAGGATGCGACCGTTGCTAAAGATGCGACCGTTGCAAAGGATGACACGGTTGCTAAGGACTTAACGGTTGCTAAGGATGCCACTGTTGCAAAGGACTTAACGGTTGCAAAGGATGCGACCGTTGCAAAAGACTTAACGGTTGCTAAGGACTTAACGGTTGCTAAAGATGCGACCGTTGCAAAGGATGACACGGTTGCGGCAATCAAAGCGAAGACTGATTTGATTCCTCCAGGCATTCTAACCACAGTGAAGTTCTTGGGCTTGAAATAATGTTGTTGCTTCTATTGCACGGGGGGACAGCAGTCACAACACTTCCCGTCGACACCTTGTCTGTTGAGCCTGTCGTTGGGTTGAACGCATCTTTGTATGGCATAGTGGATGTGTCAACGAGCACGGTTACACAAACGTCGGGAAACGTGTATGTATATTCACCTCCTACGTCTGAAGTGGGGGTTCCCGCTTACTCTACAATTATCACCGGTGGGTTAGGGTTAATTCCCGCTTGTTGCGGTGTAATAACAGCAAAGTATGGCTTGAATAATTGTGTTATTGAGGTCATCCCTCCTCCAATCGTGGGTGGAGGTGGAGGTGGAGGTGGAGGTGGCAGTTACGCTGTTCACCCCGGAATATATGTACCTTGGCGTACTACACTAAAATCTCACAAGCAAATACAAGTTATGGTAAAAATGAGTGAAGATTTGGTTTGGCGCAAGTCATACACCACACCAGCAAAGCGGCGTGATGTACGTATTAGCACAGACAATTTTACAAGGGTGCATGTGACCCCCGTGGTTGTTAACGTCGACCATATCAAGAGGGCTCATGTTCAAGTAACTGCTATATTCAAAGATGACGATAAATATGATACACACGAGGATACAACATGAGCAAGTCTGACCCAACCGTTAAAATTAACCCCACAAAGCCAGCAGACCTGGAATTTGATGTTGTGGTTCAAGGAACAGAGGACGCAGAGCCTCCTATCATTCGCTTTGTGATTGAAGATGAATTATACGATCGCTCTTTTGGATGTACTAGAGTTGCCGAGAAAAAACACACGTGGTGTGTAAAGTTGCCTCCCATGAAGGACCTCAAGAAAGACTCTTATCCATTTCGCGTTGAGGTTGTTGTGGATGGATACTTTTTTTCTCCTGCTAAAGGAGCACTGTCACTTGTTCAGGACCCATCTGTCAAGTTCCAAACAGAATCTACCCGACCATCCGTCATTACTTCTTTCACCGTTAAACAAGATGATGCGCCGAGCCAAGAGGTAACAGAAGCGTCTGGTGGTGGTGAAGTAACGGGACAATTTGCACCCACAAATGACCTATTGAAGCCTGAGTATGAGCCACCTTCTTCACACGCCAAGGCTCCTGGTACTGAAAAGGATGATGAGCTCATTGATAAAACAAAATTATCTGATCTAGGACGGGTTCGTCCAGGTGAAGGTACAGCAGATAGTGATATTGAGGAGTTTGATCCTCGCACCATTGCAGACACTATCATTAAAGATCGAATCGGTAGCGTGGCTCGTCCTGACAAGAAAGGCTCGCTATTCAAGCGTGATAAAGACGGTAAGCCGATGGTGGATGGTATTGATACACCAGAACAAGCTCGGGACAGAAAAGAGAAGTCTGCTCGGGTTAAGCAGATCCTTGGTACTACTTAACCATTCCCGTATTGCGCAAATCGTCAACCAGCTTTAATAAATGCTTGCACATACCCGGTACGCGGGTTGGATTGACAGGTGGGCGTGTTGTCGTCTTGCGTACATAAACAGGTGGCGCTCTACCAACAAGCGACTTGTCCTGCGAATTGTAGTTTGCAAATCTGTGGTAAAAATCTAAACAAGTACAACGCACTTTCACGTTATTGTTCGCAAGATCAATTGGTTGAATGTGTGCTTCCGTATTATCTGATGCGGTAAACGTAACATTCTCTTCTGTATCAGCACCGTCAAACACAACGTTGGTAAATTGCATTGATACTTGGTATTGGTGGGAATTACTGCTAGCAACCGCCTTAATATGCAGCATTTTTGTGCCAATATACGGGATATACACCATATTTGAGATGGCAACTTCACTTGTTGCATTCTGACGTTTTGTGGTATCAGGAAACGCTGTTGTGATGTTCTGGCGTAGCTTAGGAGCAGTTGACGCTTCGTCAAGCTGCTGAAGGATTCGGGCGCCTCTAACTACTTGATGTTCCATAACAAAAATCTCCACAGGTCTAATATTTATGACCTGTGGAGCGTCTTGTTAATAATCGCCGCTTGGGTTAGGATCAAACCAAGTCATGTTGTGAGGGGACATGATGATATCGTCAAATTCACCCAGCGATGGTTGCTGGATGGATGCGTACTGTTGACGCACCGCATGGTCGGGCACATTCTTATCAACCCGGCTATGCTGACGTTCCAGCACCACATTGATACTAACAGGCATTGTCACAGCGACGATACGATACCCTTTTTGCCGGGCTTGCCGAATGTACTTACCGCGGCGTTTCACACCAGCATTAACATTGTCAACGATCAGCGTAGTACGAAGCTGCAGCAGTTGTGAAAACGCTCTATCAGCTTTGGACTCGAAGTCTTTGTCCTCAACAGATTTATCGTATGCAGCACGATAGCCCTCATGCCCTTCCCTGGTGTCGTACCATTCGTGGCGGAGCGCGTCGAGGGAGAATATTGCAACTGGAAAATCAGAGCGTTCCATGCCCTGTTTTGTCATCGTTGACTTGCCAGAGCCTGATGTACCGATCAGTACGAACATAACCGGTGCATCATCATCAACGTCGTTAGCTTCAACTTCTTCCACCAACTTCAAGAACTCAGCAACCCATTCTTCTGATCGCTTGTCTTTTGCCTCTTTGTCATCAGCAATGCGGCCATACTGATCAGCCAGAAGTGCTCGTGTGTAGACGTCAGCGTTAATAGACCACGCAGTCAGAGCCAACCAGCGGCGCTTTTCTTTGTCTTCAATGCTCCACGGCATGTGGTGTTCAATCATCCAGCAGATTTTGAAGATTTCGTCAACGGCAAACATTCCCTTACCATCTTCCATTGCCCACGTTTCGAACATGCGTGAGGATACGGTTTCGTGACCGTGAAAAGCGAAGTAGTTGCCACGATCTTCTTTGAACTTGGCGATCTTGGAAGCAGGCTTTCCCGTGTCATGGAATGCGCAAGATACCGCACCCAGGAAGTCGTCACGTGACCACTGCAGAGTAACTGCATCGGTGCGAATGACGTATTCACTGACAACCATATCCGTATGCACTTTCACGTTCGCTTCACGATGCCATGGAGACGCCTCCACCGTATCTTCCATCGTTTGGAACATTGGTGTCACGCGCAGTTGATCGTACATCTCAAGGAATTCTGCGCGGCGGATATCATCCAAGCGGTCAGATGCTTTGTGGGTGAATTGATATTGGGTCATGCTTGCTCCTTGAATATTGAATTTGCATTCTATACCCAAATAGAGTATTTGTCAACAGTTAAATGATCATTTCCATTGCGTAATCGTCATCGTCATACTCCCCACCCGAGATATAGGCGTGTGAATACAGTTTATCGTACGCCTCTTGGTCAAATGATGCGATTTCTTCGAGCAATCGAATAGCAATCAGGGTTCCTGATATGAGATCGTCCGTCCCACCAACTTTTGCGGCGTATGAACCACCCTTACGCACATACTGCTTCAATTCCGCGATATGGGCTGGTGATTTGATGCCAAGAGTGTTGCGTTCCAACATTTCTTTGAACGTCATGCACGCTTTGATCTTTGATTTGCCAGTTGTGGTCATTCCCTTACGGTTCTGGCCTGCCTCTGACACGAATTCAGCTGTAGTTGGTGGGTTCTCGTCAGCTTCATACAGAGAGATAATTCCCTCCCCAACGCCGTTGTTTTCCACGCTAAAATACACGGAAGAGTTCGATTTTTCCAGGATTCTAAGCAGTTTCTTCAATACGTGATAGGCTGTAACGGATGACATCGTGTTAGATCGGAATTCTGCTACCTGTTCCATGCTTGGGAACTCATATACAACCATTGTGGTATAATCCAGTCCTGAACCCGTTGCCACATCCATCCCCACAAGGTACATCACGCCCGATTGTGGCTGCTTGTAGAAGTCGATCTCGCCGGCTCTACCGATAGGTTTAACCAGTTTGTTGGCATTGGTTAGATTAGCAAGCACAACAGTGTCGATTAGCAACGGATCGTTGGACAAGAATTCGCATTCGTATTCCTGTCTCCAACGGATCTCACCAATCTTGGCAATTTCTTTTTCTTTGAACTTCTGGTCTCGACCAGGTGGTTCATCCCACTTAACTTCGATCGGCGCGAAGCCATTAATACCTTGTCCTGGTGTGTCAGCGGAAGGAATGTTGGCACCACGCCACGTCTGAGCAAACAGGTTGTAGTCGCCGTTTGGTGTAGAACAGATGATACACGAACCACCAGTTGCCAACGTAGGTGCCATTGAGGTCCAGAACTCTTGTTGAACAGTATCTCGCACGAACGCAAATTCGTCCAAGAACAGTAATGAGATTGACATACCTCGACCGGCATTCTCTGACGTTGCGGTTGAGTGTATACGAGAGCCGTTATCGAATCCGATGGCGTGTTTGTTAAAGCCATCGTCATTAACACCAGCCTTCAGCCAATGAGGCAGGCGTTCATACATAAACTTGATACGGAAAATCATCTCCATCGCGTTATCGTTCTTGTTGGATGCGATGAGAATTGTCTTATCAAAGTGGAATGTTGCAAACCACAATAAGAATGCCGCCGATGTTTGGGACTTACCTGTTTGACGAGCTGATAGTACTACTGTTAACCGTTCACCCGCGAATGTTCGCAGCATGTTTTCTTGATACGGATACAGTTCAAATGGAATTTCACCACGAACGGGGTGCTGAATCTTACAATAATGCTTGACGAAATATACTACATCATTAGAGCACCGTTCTAGTTCACGTAACTGGTCTGGGGTGTACTCGTGTTCTTCATTTGCCTTCTTGATGAAAGGATTTTTAGATGCCATTATTTGTTTTTATCAGCGAGTGCTCGAAGGATAGAGTTTCGATCTGATACAACGAGGTTGTTATTGACGGTATGGGGAGTTCCGGCTGATTTTTTATCAACAACCATCTTGTCTTTGTGTGCTTTAAGGTCAGCTTTTTGTTTGACGGCGCCAAGTGCAACGTTTAGCATCGTTGCAGTAACTTCACCCATTCGAGCTTTGTACTTGCCTTCAACCGTTTCAATTTCATCAGACAATACGCTAACATTACCAAGAGCTAATGTATAGATTTCTTCAAGTTTGCTTTCGATCTCGTTGTCTTTGTCATCGTACTCAGGCATTAATACAATTTCGGCAGGCATAAACTCTTCATACTCGACAACCGTGGTGCACGGTTCAATGTCAAGTATGTCCTCAAGAGGATGTGATACTGTTTTTTCTTTAGTAATAGAGTCCATACACAACCTCGCTAGTATGGTGTATTTATTACCATAAAATCAAGGGTAAACTTTATGATGCGTTTGTATCTATGATTGATCCACCTTGCAAGTATGTTGCAAACGCTAGCGTTTCATCTATCGCACCCATATCAAACAATTGTGTGTCATATCCGGTTGGAAGAATGAGTTGTGTGCCGGTGTTAACAGATGTGCTATCAATAATCGTGGTATATGGGTAGAGTTGTTCCATACCAACACTGTAAAAGCCTGGCACCTCACCGAAATATGCGTTTCCATAACCCGCAGGCTCGTTTTCAATTATAGTCATACCGACATAATCAGTAGCAGTAATTTCAAACGTAAACTGAAGGTGCTCGTCAAAGTATGCGCTGGCATATAAATCTGGTGAACGTATTGCAGGACATGTGT